GAAGATATGCATCAGACTGATACTATTATCAAGGTTGGCGATTCACGTCCGGGCTGGGCCAAATCACTGCGTGAATTAATCTCTCTCCTGTACGCAGGGCAGATACCAAAATGGGATGTGTCAGAAGTTCGTCCTGCTGGCGCACGTCTAAAAACATTTGGTGGTCGTGCCAGTGGCCCAGCCCCTCTGGAAGAATTGTTTGAGTTTATAATTGATAAGTTCAAAGGCGCAAAAGGTCGTAGGCTGTACCCCATTGAGTGCCACGATATAATGTGTAAGATTGGTGAGGTTGTAGTTGTCGGTGGGGTTAGACGCAGCGCACTCATCAGCCTATCAAACCTGAATGATGACCAGATGCGTCACGCTAAAGCAGGTCAATGGTGGGAAAATGAAGGACAACGTGCGCTTGCAAACAACAGCGTTGCCTACAAAGAGAAACCACAGATGGGTACATTTATGCGTGAATGGCTGTCACTGTACGAAAGTAAGTCAGGTGAGCGTGGTATCTTTAACCGTCAGTCTGCACAAAAGCAAGCTGCTAAGAATGGTCGCAGAGATGAGCAACATGATTTCGGATGCAACCCCTGTAGTGAAATTATATTACGTCCATATCAGTTCTGCAACTTGTCTGAGGTAGTTGCACGTGCTACGGATAGTGTAGAAGACCTAGCAAAGAAGGTTAGACTAGCTACTATTCTAGGTACGTTCCAATCCACACTGACCGACTTCAAATACTTGCGTAAGATATGGAAAGATAACACAGAAGAAGAACGATTGCTTGGTGTGTCATTGACGGGTATCATGGACAATGACATTCTGTCAGGTAAAAGCGCACAGTATGGCATGAACATCAATGAGGTGTTG